TAGACGACCCCTTGTCGCGCCATTCAATCATTCAGCCAAACTCCCACCTTCGCGGTTATCGCTCATCTCAACCTTCATGCGCGCCTCAAACCGCGCCTTCATGGCCGCGAGACGCGCCTCATTCTCTGCACGATACGCCGCAAGGTCAAGCTGCCCGTCGATCTTGGCTGCTTCAAGCTCAAGCTGGGCCTGCGCCTTGAACGCCGCCAATTCAGCATCAAACGCCGCCTTTTCGCGCAGCACCTCAACACGCCCCTGCGCCTCGATCACATCCGGCGAAGGTTCCTGCTCGTCCTGCATCATGCGGGCCTGCACTTCCGGATCATCTGGGTTGAACATGAACTCATCACCCGTGCCGATGCCCGTATCACGCGCAATGCCGTCCATCCACTTGAACGCGTGTTCGGGGCCAGCCAAGCCCTGCTCGATCGCCGCAAGCATCGGCTGATAAAGCGCCATGCGTGCCTGAATGCGCTTATCCTTGCTATTCGTGCCAAGGCCAACACGCACCTTGACGCAAATGTCATCCGGCCACTCACGCGGATTCACCATACGATACTTGCCATCGACCTTCAGCTTCATCGGCTCACCCGCCGAACGCATCAGGCGATACAGCTTCATGAAGAACCGCGACATCATCTCAGCCATGTTGCGGGCAATGAACTCTTCGATCTGCTGGCCCTGCGCCTGCATCATTGCAGTGCCGCTCGCAGTCTTGTTCAGCGCGTCCGCATCCAAGCCCTGATTAAGCCGCGTGATCCCAGTCCGGCTTTCGCGCTCACCAGCGGCCCACTCCATAGCCGTAAGCGATGCGCCCACATCAAAGTTGCTGCCGATCGCATTGATCGCACCCGGCGAACGCACACGGATCGGAGACCCCGGAATGGGGTTGAGAATATCCTCCAGCGTGTTCTCGCCGCTAAGGGTTTCGCTCACCTCGTAGCGGGGAAGGTTCGCAAACGCCATGCCGTCAATCATCTGACGGGCAAGCATTGTGCGCAGATATTGAATATCCATCACCTTGTCGGCAAGCGAATAGCCAATCAGATGATGCGGGCGAGGAAACGGGCAGAACACGCTAAACGGCTGCTCCTCGACCGTCTCAACAGCAAGCTCGCCCTCCTCGAACAGCGGCTCGCCCCTATCGTCAACCGCCTGCCCGCCCGTCATCTCATCAATGACAGGCGCGCCCTGATACCGCAGGATAGTATTCTCCACACGGAACACCTTGACGCGCTCGGCAATCCCGTCACCGTCGACGTCGATCCGCGCGTATTCCTCGCACAGCTCAACTTCCTCAACCGCAGGACTGCTTTCCTGATAGCGGAAGAAGTCAATCGTGGCGCTTTCGGTGTCTTGATCGTCTACCTTGTTGTAAGCTGGCAGCGAATACACCTGCTCACGGTCAAAGCCCATCTCCACAAGCTCGCCACGCGTCTTGGGGCAAACGTGCGCCACATAGACCGCACTATCCTCATGCCGTGCATTGGGGCTAAACCGAAACTCAAACGTCGGAACCGAAACGCCAGTAGCGCGCTGCTCGACACGCGTAATCTTGAGGCTCGCTGTGATCGAACCATCGCCATTATCGGCAACGTCCTCGACCTCCACGCCTTCCGGCAGCATCCCCAACTCTTCCGGCAGCATGACTTGCTGCTCACGCGTCACGCGCTCGCGCTTATCCATCACAGCCTTGACGATGCCAATCTTGCGCAACAGCCCGTCATTGCACGTATCCAGCAGCACGCGGAAGCCGTCCTGCCGACGCATGAACTCGTAATCAATCGCGACAGTGGCATCGTCCGCCGCCTGCTCGTCGCTTTCGTCAACCGCCTCAAACTCAACAACCCGCTCGGCGCTCGTCAGCGTCCGCATCACGGATTGCAGCATGTAATCGACCGTCTCCTGCACATCCGGCAGGACAATCTGCGAGCGACCGTCGATCTCATTGCGGAGCGGCTGACCCTCGTAAAACTCAAACGCAAGGCGCTGCAATTCTTCCAACTGCTCGTGGAAGCTATCCGCAGCCTCGTATTCGCGCTTGAGAATAGCCGCAAGCTGTTCGGGAGTTTCAATCATGCAACGGCTCTTTTCAGCTTGCTAAGGTCAAGGGGCTTGGCTTCGGTGCGCTCGCGATAACCGACCGCCAGATAGCGGAAACTGTCCGCGTAATGGCTCGACCAATCGTGTAGCGGCGCATTGCGGAACTCTTGCCGCTTGTCGTCGTATTCTCGGCGATACATCCGCAACGCTTCCAATCCCTCGCGACACTTATCTTTGTCAAACCACACAGTCGGCAATAGCATACGCACAGCCTGAATACCATCAGCGACGGGAATATTCGGGCAAGTCGTAACTTTTACACCCAAGCCTTCTAGCACTTCTTTGCGGCTTTTGCCAGTGCCTAGCTCGCGCACTTCAACGTCATGCGGCAATAGGTGCTGGCCATAAAGATAGCCCTTCTCTTGCAGGCGCTTTACATACCAGTCCAAACCAACGCCCTCACCTTTGAGAACGTCGATAACGCGCAACTCTTTGCCGTGCGCCTGAAAGAACCAAATCACAGTGCTGTCAGAAATACCCAAGTCCCAAGCCGTATGCACTTGCAAGCGCGGGTCATAGGGGACTGCGGTAATCCTGCCCGCCTCATCAGCAGCGGCAATCTCCTTGGCGTAGTAAGCACCACGCACAGCCGCTTCGAAGCTGCACTCGTATTCCTGCGCGTATTCGTCCTGACTCATCATCCGGCGAGCGTCTGACAATTCCTTATCGTCAAGCCTGCCAGTTTCGCTGGCCTTCAGGTTGAGCGTAAACCAATCGTCATTCCCCTGCGCGTCAATCCATAGCTTGTGAAACGTGTTCTTGCCCTTGGGTGTGCCGATAAAGATTGCCCATCCCTTGCGATCAGACAGCGCAGGTCGGACAACCTGCGTCCATACGGTCGGATCCATGTCGCCGAACTCGTCAAGCACCACGCCGTCCAAATACAAGCCGCGCAGGCGATCGGGATTGTCAGCGCCGTAAATGCGGATGCGAGCGCCGTTGTTGGGAAGCTCAATCCAAAGCTCCGAACGGTTCACTTGTCGGCCGTCGCCAAAGCAATCGGTGTATTCCAGCAGATACTGCCAAGCGATGTCTTTCGCCTGATTGAGCTGCGGCGCGATGTAGGCGAAGCGCGGGTTAGGCTTGTCGCACGTAGCTGCCCGAGCGATCAGGTCATTGATGCAAGCAACCGTCTTTCCGGCACGGCGATGCGCAACGCCAATAGCCCAGCGCTGCGAGCGACCGTGAAACGGCAGGAACTCACGCCTAGGGCCATAAGGGCTGGCAATCGTTACTGCGGCGGTTGCCACGTTAGCGCGCCCTTCACTTCATGCTTTTGCGTAGTGTCGCCAGAGCCATCAACCGGCTGCAACTTGGGTGTGGTGTAGGGAAGCGCGGCCTTGGCTGCGTCCATGCGCGTTACCTTTTCCTCTAACTCATCGCGCATAATGTCCAACAAGTAATCCAACGGCGAAAGGCCATCGCTTGCCTTAGCGATAGCCTCTTGCGTAATCCTGTTACGACCGCTCGCCTTTCGGCCCGCGTTAGGTCTTGCACCACCTCTTGGCATATTTGATTATTTGAAAGTTTTTCAAACGCCCTTCACTTGCTCGGCTTAGGCTTCGGAGCGGGTTTCGGCTTGGGCTTGCTGTAGCCCTTCATTCCCTTACTGCACGGCATCAGATACCACCCCTTACAAACTTGGCCATGCTGTCCTTGCAGTCGAAGCTGACCGTCATGCCTTCAGTCAGCCAGAACTCGATCTGTGTTGCCAGCATCAGCAAGTCATCACAGCTATCGACACCCACCCCTTCGCAGGTATCCGCTAACCACATCGCGCACTCTAGCGCCTGTGAGCGGGTTACAGTGTCAGGGTCAACGTCACTCGGTTCCATCGCGCTCATCCCGCTCTTGTCCTTCCGCATCCCGCTTGCGTTGTGCCTTGCTACGCTTGCGGTGCTTTCCGCTAGGTATACTTGTCGCAGGCTTATTGCGCAAGTGGGACGCGTAGGGGTTTCGAGGTTTCAGGTCATATCCCCCTTGGCCTCGTAACAAGCAACCTCCCATCGGTTGCGGAATGCCGCCACATGACTGGCACTGGTGCGACGATCAAGCGGCT